AGTGTTAGATACTAATAAAGTGTTAGATACTAATAAAGTGTTAGATACTAATAAAGTGTTAGATACTAATAAAGTGTTAGATACTAATAAAGTGTTAGATACTAATAAAGTGTTAGATACTAATAAAGTGTTAGATACTAATAAAGTGTTAGATACTAATAAAGTGTTAGATACTAATAAAACAACTAATACAATTAAATCATTATCTAATGTTGAAAATAGTAAAGTATCTGGATCTATTATTGGAGGAGCATTATTAGGAGGAGCCGCTATTGGCACAGCAATTGCTGGAGCTTCTATAATTGCTAAAAAAACAAGTGATAAAAAACAAGCGGATAAACCTGTTCAACCAAGTAAACCTGTACAACCAAGTAAACCTGCTGATAAAAAAGTACAAAGTAAACCAACTGATAAAAATTTAGTTAGTAAAGTATTAGGAGGAGCAGCTATTGGTACAGTAATTGCTGGAGCATCTATGATTACTAAAAAAGTACAAGATAAACCAGCTGATAAAAAAGTACAAATTAAACTAGATGATAAAAAGGTACAAAGTAAACCAGTACAACAACCAAGTAAAACAGTACAACAACCAAGTAAACCAGTACAACAACCAAATAAACCAGCTGATAAAAAAGTACAAAGTAAACCAACTAATAAAAATTTAGTTAGTAAAGTATTAGGAGGAGCCGTTATTGGCACAGCAATTGCAGGCGCATCTACGATTACTAAAAAAGTACAAAGTAAACAAGATCAACCAAGTAAATCAGTTGATAAAAAAGTACAAAGTAAACCAGTTCAACAGCCAAGCAAACCTGTACAACCAAGTAAACCAGTTGATAAAAAAGTACAAAGTAAACAAATTAATAATATATCGCAAATATCTAAAATAGAAAGTAAACCTGTACAACCAAGTAAACCAGTTCAACAACCAAGTAAACCACGTGTGGCGATATGGACTTCGGCACAACCAAGTAAACCAGTACAACCAAGTAAACCTGTTCAACAACCAAGTAAACAAGTACAACCAAGTAAACCTGTACAACCAAGTAAACCAAGTAAACCAGTTCAACCAAGTAAACCAGTACAACCAAGTAAACCAATATGGACTTCGGCACAACCAAGTAAACCAGTACAACCAAGTAAACCAGTTCAACCAAGTAAACCTGTACAACCAAGTAAACCTGTACAACCAAGTAAACCTGTACAACCAAGTAAACCTGTACAACCAAGTAAACCAGTTGTGGCGATATGGACTTCGGCACAACCAAGTAAACCTGTACAACCAAGTAAACCTGTTCAACAACCAGTACAGCCAAGTAAACCTGTTCAACAACCAGTACAACCAAGTAAACCTGTTCAACAACCAAGTAAACCAGTTCAACCAAGTAAACCTGTACAACCAAGTAAACCTGTTCAACCAAGTAAACCAGTACAACAACTAGTTCAACCAAGTAAACCTGTTCAACAACCAAGTAAATTAGCTCAACAGCTAAGTAAATCAGTTCAACAGCTAAGTAAACTAGTTCAACCAAGTAAAGATTCTACTAAACAAATAAAAAAAATATCTAAATTTGAAAATTTAATATATCCATTAGTTTATTAAAATAAAATATTTTACTAAATATAATAATTATATAAAATTATAATAATTAAATATGTCTACAAAAAATTATAATAAATACTTATCATTATCAGGAATGAAAACAAAATATTGGGGTCCAAATGCTTGGAATTTTTTATTTTGTTCTATTTTAGGAACATATCCTGAAAAAATAGATATCAAAAATAAAGATCATATTAAACTTAAAAAAGAATTTAAAGGATTATTTAACAGTTTATGTTATATTTTACCTTGTATATTTTGTAGAGATTCTTATAAAAATTTTATTAAAGATATTCCTATTGATAGTTATTTATCTGGGCGAATTGAATTGTGTAATTGGTTATATAAATTAAAAGATAAAGTAAATAAAAAGTTAATAAAACAAGAAATGGATTGTTTTAAAGTAGAACATGATAAAATTTTAAAAAAATTAAAAGAAAAAAAAATAAATAAAACACAATATAAATGTTTATATGATAAATTAAAAAAAGAAATATTATGTACAACTAAATCTCCTCCATTTGTAGATGTGTTAAATTATTATGAATCTTTTAGAGCAGGTTGTAGCAATAAATCAAAAACTTGTAAATAAATTATTATTCATTATACTCTAATGAAGTACCACTATTTTTTTTACCCATATAAATTATAGACCATTCACATTTATTATTATTTTGTAATATAAATCTTCTTTTATCATACCCAGTATCTTTTTTATTTAAACGATTATTTGAAAATGGTTTATAATGATATAAAATATCACATTTATTTTGATCTACTTTATTATATTTTTTTGCAAACATTCCATAAATATATGCCCATTCACTTTTAGTACTATAATATATTCTAAATTCTTTATATAAATCTTCACAATATAAAATACATTCTGGATTATGTAATTTTATATTATTATAATAATTAATATATCTAACATATATAATTTTAATTATTAAATGCAAAATAGAATGAAAAAGTAAAGTATTAATATTCATTTAATTTAAAGATATATTTAATTATTAAATACCTATAATTAAGAATTTTATCTATATAATTATGGAATCTTTAAATAATATTAATATAAAAAATTTTGAATATTTAATATCTCCAAAAGATTTAATTAATGAAATACCAAATAATAGTAAAATAAATAATTTTATTAAACAATCTAGACAAACTATAAAAAATATATTAAATAGAATTGATAATCGATTATTAATAATTATTGGACCATGTTCAATACATGATCCAATAGCAGCATTAGAATATGCTACTAAATTAAAAAAAATATCTGATGAATTAGATAATGAATTATTTATTGTAATGAGAACATATTTTGAAAAACCTAGAACTACTATTGGATGGAAAGGATTAATTAATGATCCAGATTTAAATGGTACATATAACATAAATAAAGGATTAAAAATAGCTAGAAAATTATTATTTGATATTAATAATTTAAATTTACCATGTAGTATTGAATTTTTAGATACTATATCACCTCAATATACATCAGATTTAATTTCATGGGGTGCAATTGGTGCTAGAACAACTGAATGTCAATTACATAGAGAATTAACATCTGGATTATCTATGCCAATAGGATTTAAAAATGGAACAAATGGAAATATTAAAATAGCATTAGATGCTATAGAAAGCGCTAAAGAACCGCATAATTTTTTAGGTATTGATGAAACAGGAAAAGCTTCAATTATTCAAACTAAAGGAAATAATAATTGTCATATAATTTTAAGAGGATCTAATGAAAAACCAAATTATTATATAGAAGATATTATAGAAACATCTTTTAGTATGTATAAACGAAATATTTTACCAAATATTATGATTGATTGTTCACATGGCAATTCTCAAAAAAATCATAAAAATCAACCAAATGTTGTAAAATATTTATCAAATATTATTAAATCAGGTAATGATAATATAATAGGGTTAATGATAGAATCTAATTTAAAAGAAGGTAATCAAAAATTAATTAATAAAGATACTTTAGAATATGGAAAAAGTATTACAGATGCTTGTATAAATTTTGAAGATTCTATATCGAATTTACGATTATTAGCTGATTCAGTTAAATATAAAAGAAATAATTATTTATCAACTTAAAAATGCTTTAATTTCTTCATCAAATTCACTATCGGTAATTTCATTATCTTTTTTTACTTTATTACATAATTGATGTAAATGTAAAGAACCAAATTTAAAATCATCAACATAATCAGCTATAGTATAATATATATTAGGAATTTTATCTTTGATATGAATCATTTTTTTATAATTTTTATCTTTTAATTTAGGATCATTAAATACAAAATTTGCCAGTTTTGCCATCTTTTTTTTTTCTTGTGGTGTAAAATTATTAGCAGATCTATTAAAATATGCATTACAAATAGTTTCTGTTGTAAAAATATTAATAAACGAATTTTTTCGTAAACTAGAATCTAATAATTTATCATCTTGAAAAGAAATCATAAAAGTCATTTTCCAATGTCGACCATTCATAAATAATTCTTTAACTTCTTGATATTTACACCATATATTAGCAGAAACTGCTGCGTCATCAATAATTAATAACATAGAAGGATTAATATTAATAAAATTAATAATTTTTAATTCAATATCATCAAAAATTCTTTTATAATTATCATTAGTATTAATAAGATTTCTATATTTATTAATAACTTTTTTATAAAATTCTTTCATTTTATCTTTATGTAGAGAATCTAATTCTTGTAATTTAATTTTTTTTTCTGATATATGAATATTATTATTTTGATCATATTTATTTTTAATTGTATAATACCCTCTTTCTATTTTTGATTTAATAATATTATCATCATTTTTTGCAATTTTAATATATATTTGTTCTAATTTACTAATATTATTAATCATATTATAAATATTAACTACACCTTTTTGCCTTTTAAAAATATTTTTAATTAAGTCTTCTGTAACTTCTGCAAATATTAATTGAGAAGGAATTATTCCATCATATGAATGATTTAAATTATTAGTTGGTGCGATGACTACAACATTTGGAATATGATCTTTTAAAATATATAAAATATCTCTCATAATCATTGATTTCCCAGATCCACTAGAACCATATAAAATAATACTTTTATTTAAAAATGATTTATATTTTTTTTCAAACATAGGAATTTCAATTCCATCATCAGTAATTAAACTAGTATTTAATGACATACTAAAATAATTATATAAATAATAGTTATATCTATTTAAATTTAAAAGAATATTAAAAAAATATATAATTTATATTTTAAAATATAATTATAATATAGGTAAAAATAATTTAAAATTGAAATTATTTATATAAACTATATCAATTTAAATTAAATAATGTCAATTGATTTTATTCCAACTTCTGAGTTAAATAAAGTTAAATTTTATATTTTAGATGAAGAGGAAAATGATATTGAATCTTCAGTAGAAATTAAAAATAAAGAATTATTTCGTAATAATCGACCATTTGATCGAGGAATTTATGATTCTAAAATGGGAACAACTGACCATTCATATATTTGTAATACATGTTTTCATGATAAAACTTTATGTGGTGGACATTTTGGTAAAATTAATTTACCATTTCCAGTAATTTCACCTTTATTTAAAAAAGAAGTTTTAAAATGGTTAAAAATTATTTGCTTTAAATGTGGTAATTGTGTAATTAATTTAAAAAATAATAAAAATATTGAAAAATCTCAATTATTAAATGAATATGTTAAATTATCAAGAACTACAACTCAAAAATATATTAAATGTATTTATTGTGATGAACAACATCCAATTGTACAAAAAGATGCTAAAGATCATTTAAAAATTTACATAAAAATTAATGAAACAGAACGTAGATTATATAATAATGAAATTGAAGAAATCTTATCAAAAGTTTCAAATGAAACTGTTTTAAAATTAGGAAAAGAATTATCTTCTCATCCTAAAAAATATGTATTAAGAGTAATTAGAGCACCTCCAGTCACAATTAGACCGGATAT